ATATGCGAACAATTCGGATTATCAACGAAAACAACTCCACGTATTATATTCCATGAAGTAACAAAAAACGCATTATTAAAAGCTATCAAATCACCTACAACCATCAATTTAGATTTGGTAAAGGCACAACATGCGCGTCAAGTCTTAGACGTTATTGTAGGATATAAAATATCACCAATGTTATGGAAATATTTATATAACGATTCCAAAAATTCATTATCTGCGGGCAGATGTCAAACCCCCGCTCTGAGATTGGTGTATGATAATGAAATAGAAGGAAAAAAGAAAGACAATATTCAAACTTATTATAAAACCACGGCTTCCTTTTTCGAGAAAAACATTCATTTTAATTTAAATGTAGAATTTCAAACCAAACAAGAAATAGAAGACCATCTAACAAAATCCATCAATCATAAACATATGCTTACCATAAGTAACCCACGAGATACGACAAAATCACCACCAAAACCGTTTCATACTTCCAGATTGCTCCAAGTAGCAAGTAATATTTTACACATCTCCCCGAGTGAAACAATGCGATTATGTCAACAACTCTATCAAACCGGGTATATTACCTACATGAGGACGGAAAGTACAAAATACGCAAAACCCTTTCTTCAAGAAATATCAAAATATATTCAAGAAGAGTATGGAAGTGAAAAATACGTAGGTAATATAGATGAGTTAGAGAACAAGCAGTCAAACAATCCACATGAGGCTATACGTGTTACCCAGCTAATAAATAAAACGATATTGTCGGATGACACTCGGTTAGTGTCAATGTATAAATTAATATGGAAAAATACAGTTGAAAGTTGTATGTCAGAAGCCAAATATAAAGCAATCCCATTAGAAGTGTCTGGACCTGAAAAAACGAAATATACATATACACACGAAATACCCATCTTTTTAGGTTGGAAGACGGTAAGTGATAAAAAGCTGGATACGGATACACAGAACGAAGCCAATGGTCTACATATGTTTTTCAAAACCCAATTACAAAAGCCGATAAAATACAATTGGATTGAAAGTATCATATCAATGAAGAACAAACATACGCATTATACAGAAGCCAGTTTAATCAACAAACTTGAAACTGCGGGAATTGGACGTCCATCTACATTTTCCACCATTGTATCCACAATACAAGATAGAGGATATGTAAAAAAGACAGACGTAGATGGTATAGAGATAGACTGTAATAATTTCAAGTTAGAAGACGATACATTAACAGAAACTACTGAAGCTAAAACATTTGGAAATGAAAAAGGTAAATTGGTACTGCAGCCAATAGGAACATTAACTGTAGAATTTTTAATCGAACATTATAATTCATTGTTCTCTTATGAATATACAAAATTAATGGAAGATAAATTAGATGCTATTACAAATGATAATACAGAGTGGTCTTCCATATGTCGCGAATGTTACAATGAAATTAAAGAATTATCAAAACCAGTAAGTAAAATACCCAAACAAACATATCCATTGGATGGTAAATATGTAGTATTATTTGAAAAATATGGACCAGTGATCCAGTATAAAAACGAAGAGGATAAATATGAATATATCTCCGTAAAACGCAATTTCAAAATAGATCTTGATAAACTAAAAAACAAGGAATATACAATAGAAGACCTTATTGCTCCCAAAGAACGTAATCTTGGAAAATACAAAGATATTGACGTAATTATCAAAGATGGACGATACGGTGCATATGTCGAATATGGAACAATGAAAGAATCCATTAAAAGTATAGATAGCAATCACGACGAAATTACTTTAGACGATATTATCCCTATTTTAGATAAAGTAGACAGTGAAAAACAAACAGATAAAAACATATTGAGAGAATTAACCGATGTTCTCAGTATTCGTAAGGGAAAATTCGGAGCATATGGATTTTATAAAACAGACCAAATGAAAAAACCACAATTTCTGAATATTAAAAAATTTAAGGGAAGCATATTAACATGTGAAAAAGAAACAATCATAGAATGGATGAAAGAAAATTATCCGATTTTGAATTCATAAAATATACTGAAAATATATAATGGAATCCTACATAACGCCTTTAAATTACAGCATATTTGTCATTTTATATATTACATCATTCGTATACATATATACAAAATATTCTGAAATTATTGGACTTGGAGTTCTCACTGTAATTCAAATTGCGTTTACTCTCTTTTTTGGAAAGGAATTATCGCAAATGATAATAAATAATCCGGGTGGTGATTATAGAGGGTATTATGCAAGTAGGATGTCTTTGTATGGTTCATTTATTAGTATGGGGTTATTATCAGTTGCCTTAATATTGACAAGTATAACTATATTTGACATACAAGAAAAATACAATGATACAAAAGGTACTCCTGTAATATTGTCATCGAAATATCAAAAGTTGTATGATACGATTAAAAAAAACACTATAATATTATTTATAATTAATGCGATTTCGTTATTGCTATATTATTTCACTAAGTCCGTCATAGATGTTCCTATATTATCAATATTATGGAACAATTTTTCAATATCAACAATTGTAGGGCATCTCCCAGCAATTTTAACTATGGGACTGACAATTAGTTCTCTTGTAATTTCTTCATATCAAGTAAAATATGCGGTAGATTTCGCGGATTTGAAAATACATAGTATTGTAGGAAGGTAATCTTTGTTATGTAATTAGATATACATAACAAATGCGTATAAAACTAACTATTTATATATACATAAATTATAAATTGGTAATGAAATACTACGAAACTCTGTATGAAGAATATATTAACTCATGTGAATTGTATAATATACATCCAGAATTGAAGGAAGAAATATTAAAGTTTCCCACAAATATAGTAAATATGCCAAATATACTGGTACATGGTGCGTGTGGAATCGGTAAATATACCCAAGTTCTCAATATAATAAAAAAATATAGTCCAACCGAATTAAAATATGATAAACGAATAACTATCAGTACTGATAAACAACAATATCTATGTCATATCAGTGATATTCATTATGAAGTTGATATGTCTTTGCTTGGTTGTAACGCAAAAACATTATGGCATGAGATTTTTTTCCAAATTGTAGATATAATTTCAGTAAAACCAAATAAACATGGAATCATTTTATGTAAAAATTTTCATAGTATAAATTCTGAATTGCTCGAAGTTTTCTATAGTTATATGCATCAATACAATAGCAAAAACAGTAATATTAAAATAAAATTTATAATAATATCAGAACATATTAGCTTCTTACCATATAAGATCATAAATTCATGTTATCGGTTCTCGGTTAAACGTCCGGCGAAAGAAACATATAAGGAATTATTAAGGATCAATTACGCAAAACAGAAACAACAAATACACAATAGTCACGCCCACCAATTCAATCCACAACCTATATTATCTAATATAGATACCAATGGAATTATAAACATCAAAGAATTACGTTCATTTTCACATATAGATAGAGAATCTGAAATTCCAGAAGATATATTCAACAAAGTGTGTGACAATATTATCGATAAAATAAACAAAATAGAACAAGTAAAGTTCACCGAGTTTCGTGATACATTATATGAATTATTAATATATAATGTCGAAATCAATGAAGCCGTATGGTATATTATATACTATTTTTTAAGCGATGCCAAATTAAACAATAACGACATATCTGATATTTTAATTAAATGCTACCCGTCGTTCAAATATTTCAATAATAATTATAGACCTATATACCACTTAGAGAGTATAATGTTTTATATAATAAAAAAAATACATAATTATAATGAACTTCCAAAAAGCCTGCAAAATCCTTGATATAGACAGTAAACAAAAGATAAACATAGATGAAATAAAATATAAATACAAAAGAGGTGCGTTAAAATACCATCCTGATAAAAACAAGTCCATAGATACGAAAAACAAGTTTCAAGAGATTAGTGAAGCATATCAATATTTATGTGAAAACAACGTAAATTTAGATGAAATATCTCACGAGAATACATCATATTCTGATATTTTATTTACGTTTATCAATACTATTATACCTATAGATAAAGACGTAGGGGTTATTCATATAATAATTCAAAAATTAACCCACGTATGTGAAACAAAATCAAATGATTTCATTGACAACTTAGATAAGGACACCCTAATCAAGATATACAACATTATTAAAAAGAATAAGGATGTATTCTACATAAAAACAGAATATATTAACAAGATAGAGAGTATTATAAACAATAAAATTCAAAACGATGAGGTCATTATATTAAATCCTACATTAGAAGATTTGTTTAATAATAATTTGTACCGACTTACATTAGACAAAATTACATATATAATACCATTATGGCATCATGAATTACAATATGACAATAATGGTAAGGATTTATATGTAAGATGTAATCCAGTATTATTAGACGATATAGAAGTTGACGAAATAAACGACATTCATGTTTATAAAACATATAATATTCATGATTTATGGGATCAAGAACATATTGACATTGAAATAGGAAGTCGTACATTCACAATAGAAGTCAATAAATTAAAATTAATGAGAAATCAAACTATATTTATATTAAACTCGGGAATTTCACGCCCAAATATTAAAGATATATATGACATATCCATACTGAGTACAGTATATATACATGTTGATCTAGAGTTGTAAAGTGTTGTTACATCAAAAAAGTTTTTGAATATGACTACACTAATCACCAAATAAAAAATATATGTAATACATATTTTTTATTGTTCCAGCGCGGTCTCGATCCGCGGACCTTTGGCTCATAAGACCAATGCTCTAACCAACTGAGCTACAAGAACTTAAACAGTTTTAATACATATTTAGGTAGTGTGTTCTAGCGCGGTCTCGATCCGCGGACCTTTGGCTCATAAGACCAATGCTCTAACCAACTGAGCTACAAGAACTTTCACCCGATGTGGGGCTTGAACCCACGGCCACACGCTTAAAAGGCGTGCGCTCTACCAACTGAGCTAACCGAGTGCAAAAAGTTTAAAGACATTTTCAGGTCATTTTATCTCGGTTCTTTTAATTTTATATTGTTTATCTCGGTTCTTTTAATTTTATATTGTTTATCTCGGTTCTTTTAATTTTATATTGTTTATCTCGGTTCTTTTAATTATGCGGTAGTCTTCTTCTTTGTAACCTTCTTTACAACCTTCTTCTTAACTGGCTCTGGCTCTGGCTCTGGCTCTGGCTCTGGCTCTGGCTCTGGCTCATTTTCTTCATAACTATCCTCTACTTCCGTAG